GTTCATGGCGCTATTCAAGCGCTCTGTTACCAATCAGATGTTTGACCGTGCCGCTAAAAAACAACGGCAGGGCAAGACTTTCATTGATACTAAGGTGGAGGCTGGTGAGCTACTGGAACTGCGGGGTGGCGGCCAGCATTTGGGTGACCTGTGTGCCAAGGTCCATGATGCACCTCATGAGGTGCAACTGGCTATGGAACTTCTTGAGGAGCACCCCGAATTGCTGTGTGATGGGGTTAACCCCCCAGCCCATCGTGAGAACCTCAACATGAGGTTTAGACGTATTCTTGGCATAACAGACTATGACTTCGTCGGGGCGATCAAAGCACTGCTGGCCTAACAGCATCTACAACAGGAGAATTGGTAATGGCTAACCAGCTTAACCCGGTGGAGCGCGAACTGCGCCGCGCCGTGAAGTTTGTTGATACCCGTTACACCAAGGAGGACCGGCAGGAATACCTGCGGTCACTACTGCAGGAGGTAACGAACAAGCTCGACGAGGACGCCTATGACGCACTCACTGATCCAGCTGCTACTTGGTGTCAAAAGGCGGCTGATGCACACAATAACCGCCTGCAAATCCCGGATTTCCCTGGCAAGGGGAATGTCTCAGTCAATGGCCCAGTACGAGCTGCGGCTGATATTGCGGAGCCAGCTGAAGACGGGGATGACTTGGAGGCCGCCGATGACGATGATGCGGGCGACGAGGCTGACACCGGCGGACCCAATGTTTCGGAGGGAGTTCGCACTGATACCGATGACGTCGATGCTGACGCTGATGCCGACGCTGACGATGATGGGGAAGCTGAAGCTGAGGATGACGAGACTGATGATGAAGATGCACCTGATGGAGACAACGATACAGCTGACCCGGGGGACGGGGTTCATGAGGCTCAAGCTGCCACTGCTGATACCCAAGCCGAGCCTGATGATGAAGTTGAGGAGCAGCCTAAGAAGAAGCGGCGGCAGGCATTTGTCCCCAAAATAGCTGACCCCAAGCGGCGCAAAAGCTACAGTGGGCCTACCCGCTACGACAACCTGACCGGTGAAAAGAACCGTTATGGGTTCGTTGCCGGTACCAAGGTTGACGATGTGTGCAAGCTGATGGAACACGGTTGCACCGCCAGGGACATTGAAACCAAGATTGGCGGCAAGTTCTACAACGCCATGAAGAAGCTGGTGGAGGTAGGGCACCAGATTGAGAAGCTGCCGGGTGGGGTTTTCATGCTCACCCACAAGGATGATATTGGCAAGAAGCGGCCTAAGGCCGCACCCCCTGAGCCAGCGAAGCCCAAGGGCAAAGCCAAGGCTAAAGCCAAGAAGCCTGAGAAGGGCAAGAAGTAGGTGCTGTACCGCAAGCTGGACAAGGCATCAGGCAAGGTACTTTACCGCTCAAAGCCACTGATGCTGTCCCCGCAGGCCGGGTATATCCGGCCAACCGAAGGCCAGGCGTGGTGGAACACCACCACCACGGTTTGGCGTATCGATGAAATCATCAGGCGCAGTGTGCGTGACTGGCGGCGCTTGCTGGGTGAAGACGGCCATACCGGCGAACGCACCGGTACCATGAGGAAGGCCCATGACAGCGTATACACTGGGACGCATTCAGTATTCCCTGCGCCGCTGGCGGAGTGGATTTTACTTAGGTATGGCGGCCCAGCTGGTGCGCGTGTGCTCGATGCTTTTGCAGGCGGGCCACCCCGGGCGGCTGTGGCGTCTATTATGGGTTACCACTATGTGGGCTTTGAAATTCGTAATGATCAGATCAATGAAAACCAAGCTACCCTGACAGACTTGGGCCTGAAGAATGTTGATTACATACTGGGGGACGGAAGGTTCCTCAATGGCGTTGAGGGGAAGTTTGATGCCGCCTTCACCTGCCCGCCCTACTACAATTTGGAAGTTTACAGCGACCTGCCTGAGGACCTGAGCAATAGCGGCAGCTATGCCGAGTTCAATGCTGATATGGCCATGTGTGCTATGGCGCATGCCGAGGTAATGAAACCGGGGGCTTTTGTCTGTATTGTGGTAGGGCCGTTCCGTGACAAGCGCACTGGTGAACTGATTGACTTCCCGGGTGATACCATTGTCAACTTCAGGGACGCTGGTTTCATCTTCTGGCAGAACATCATCCTGTGCAAGAACTATGCATCGGCTGCCAAACGGTCTACCAATGCCTGGCGTGGCAAGAAGCTGGTGCCCTGCCACGAGCATTTGCTGGTGTTCAGACAACCTGGAGGTGACTAATGGCAGTTCATGAGCAAAAAGCTGGCCGCCTGGCGTTTCGTCAGGAGGGTGAATACTGGAACGCCTACTTTGCTGAACCAAACACCATGCACGGTGCCTTACATCTTGGCTCCATACGGATACGTTTTGTCTCCCCTGGCATGAAAAATCATGAGGAGATCAAAGCAGCGTTCATGAATGTGATGATGGATGCAATGGGTGCCATGCTTGAGAATGTGGTAGGGCCGGTGACATGGCCTGACCCACCCGAGCCAGCCCCTGAAAGCGAACGGTCAGGTAACGCATGAGGAGGTAGAGATGTGTTATTTGTGCTCAGTTCCAGATGATGGGGTGTGTGACTGCTGCCACAGAATGGTTCCCAGGGTGCAGGGTTCTATTTGGCATGGAGACTACAGGTTATGCGAAGAGTGTTTTGGTCAATGGTATGATCCTGATAGTAAATCAGTGGATAATACTGATCCTATCAGTATAGGAAATTATATTCGCTGGAAACATGGTTTACCAGCGCGGGAAGGCAACGCATGAACCGCAAAGAGCTGTTGAGCACCCTGACGCTGGTGAGCCGAGCCCTGGCCAGTGACAACCTGTTGCCACCCATATTCCGGTGCTTCTGCTTCACCGGGGGCAACGTCTATGCCAGCAATGACCAGCTGGCGATCATGGCCCCCTGCCCTGACGGTGAGACGTTTGCCGTCAACGGGCAGACCCTGCTGGGGCTACTGGAAAACAGTAGTGCCGACGAAGTTGAGTTCACGTTGGTTGAGCAGAATTGCCTGATCAAGGCGGGGCGCAGCCGGTTCAAGCTGCCGTACTTCCCCAAATCAGAGTACCTGTTTGCTGAGCCCAAGGAAAAGCCTTTGGGGGAATTTGCTATAAGGCAAATCGAAGTGGGTGGGTTGACAGCCTGCTTAAATACTGTGTCACGCGACAACACCGCACCGGCACTGATGGGGGTGTTCCTCCACGGCCCGCAGCACATGCTGTATTCATGTGATGGCGACGCACTGACCCGCTTCGATCTGGGCAAGAAGCAAACCCACCCAGCAGTAGCATTACTGCCTACGGCGTTCTGTGAAACCGTACTAAAGATCATCGCAGAAGTAGGCACTGAAAACAGCTCGCTTGAGATCAGCAACAGCTGGGTCAAGGCGGTGCTGGAACAAGGCTATGTGTGCTATGCCCGGCTGACCGCCAACCCCACCCCGTTAGATCATGCTGGGGAACTTAAAAAGAGCATGCGTAAGCCACCTAGTTGGGTGCCAGTGCCAGACGAGCTCAACGCTGCGCTGTCGCGTGCCCGGGTGGTAGCTGACCCTGAAACCGCTCCCACCTTCTTTAAGGTGGAGCAGGGCAAGTTGCGGATCAACACCTTGACAAGCAATGGTGAGGTGAAAGATGTAGTGAACCTGAAGCATCCTGATACTGAAGCGAAGGTCAATGCCGCACTGGTACAACGGGCACTCGCCTTGTGTACTGAAATGAGTATCTTTGATAACTGCACAGTTTACAAAAACGGAGGGGACTTGCTTATTGTTATCTCAAACATGGGAAGCTGATATGCCTAGTAATGTACGAACCGTAGAGGATGTAGTGCTGGCGGTGTCTGAGCATTTAGAGGTGCCACCAGAACTGATCACCAACCCAAAAGAGCGCACTGAAAAGGTGGTATATGCCCGGCAGCTAGCACAGTACCTGGCTGGTACCCTGACCTTCAAGAGCAAGCACCATATAGGGAAGAAGTTCAATCATAAGGACCAC